ACACCTCCTTTACCAACTGGTCCCTTTTTTTCAGGTTTTGCGTGATATGAAACAGCACCTTCATCGGCTCTATGTTTTCTGTATTGTACACCGCCCAATCCAAGTTGTTCCGCCACGTCTAGCACTTGCCCGACTGCTTGAGCTCTAGGGTCTGGAATTGCTTTTGATACGATTTGACCAACTTTACGTGCTCCACGAATGTATGGCAACGCCCTTGAGAAGCCTCTTGATAAATTGCCCCACATGTTACCTCCTTCAAAATCATCAGCTGATGGAGCACCGTCCTCTCGTGCTTCAACACTAGCTTCAAGCACATCTGCTTGGCTCAATACACTCAGTGAAGTGATTGCTTGGTTCATAGTGAGGTCCATGACGCCGTCATATATAGGCACACAATAAAGTTCTGGTGTGATTGCTTTATTAGGATTTCTGTTTGTACATCTGACAGAGAGTTGGAGGTTATACACGCCTGGTGTCCCGACAGACACACTAGAATCTTGCATAGCAACGTCCTCGCCGAATTTCAATACAAGTAATGACCCAGCGCCATTTTGACGTGTTGCTGTAGGCCCTACGAATTTAAACATATCCTCTCCACACCATGATGACCATGATTTATGGACGCCGTTCTTTTTAGCAATTTTATATAATTCATATTTACTGCAGTTTTGGAAGTTAGATTGATTAGCAAAATTGAAATTAGTTAACTCTTCAATAGAGAACAATGCATCAGTTGAGTTTTGATCTAAGTCAGCAGGTCTTTCCTTAACAAATATTAACATATGACTAGGGACAACGTTAAGAGTCATAGATGAACCATCTATAACGTTTGTCTCGTCAGATGCGAATTGTTTTCCTTCAGTAGTAAATACTTGATTCATATCTTGATATCTATATTGGATTGATTGAGGGATGTTGACTGTGTTAGGCAACGAGATTTCCTTCGTGAGGATTTTAGGTTTTCCAAATGTGACATTAATGCTGCTAAATTGTGTTTGGTCTGCTGGTAATGCATTTGGATCGTCTAAATGAGACCACATTCTTGCAAGATTAGAAGTCCAGTTTATAGAAACTCGCATTGTTTGCACATTACAGAGCCCTTTTGCTTGGTTACCTCCAAAAATAAGAGGTGTGATTACGAGCGGTTCACGCAGAACAGCTTTTACTTGCGCCGATGTGTTCCCGTTTACAAACGATACATATGGAAATCCCCCTCTTGCGGGTGTTCCGAACTTCTCTGCGTAATCAGCTAAGACATTTCTATTTGTGTCAAGCCCTTGATCGTATGACTGAAATTCATCCATGAGGCATGGACTTCCCGAAATGTGGTTGAGTTCTGTATTTTCTCCAAAATATGACATGAGTTGATGGATTAGTAATCGTGGTTGAATATTTGTCTTCATGCCGTTTATTTCAAGACTCAAATTTTGCATAACAGAGTGCAATGGGAAACTACGAAACGAATCTCTGCCGCTAACTAACAAATTTCGCCCTGCAGGGGCTGTACCGACGAAATCAACAGTCACTTCCGTTTCAAGCAGGAGCTCTCTGTTAATAACAGTGTTAGGATTGCTAGGATTAAGATTAAATTCGCAATTGGTTTGACTAAAAGAGTTGGCTGAGGTCACTCTATAGGTGTTTGAAGCAGACCCAATCAACGCTTGGTAATCTACCGGTTCTTGAATATTGGTTTCGCTTGTTTTCACAGGCATCACTGGCAAATCTCCGTAAGCTAATGACATGTTTTTCTATATATATATAATTAGAGAAATAAAAATAGCCTAATATTTATATAATTAATTTCTATATTGAAATTAATTAATTAATTAATGTAAAGTTGTCTTTTTCATAAATAATAGTTTAATATTTGCAAAGTCATTATTAGGTATCCTAATTATTTTTAATCTATTTCTATAGTCTAACCAATAAGCAGTTATAGATATTGAATATAAAGGTTGTTTACCTAGTAAATCTATACGTCTGTTATAATCTCGAGCTTCATAAACTAATTGTTTTCTATGATCCAGCCCCTGCAAATCGTCTATAATAAAATCGCTTAATATTGGGAAGGAATTTGAATTAGACGTTACCGTGTTGCTATCATTAATATCTGTATATGTGCTTCTAATCGGTATACTATTAGTTGTAAAAATTATCTTCTGTACTGGATTTATATATGACGATCCGTCAGCTTGTTGTCGGCTATAATAGTAGTCTACAGAATCGATAGTCTCTCTATTATTTTTATTGTCTTTTATTAGTACTTGCCAATAATCATTATTAGTATTTGTATTAGTGTTATACTCTAAAAATGGCATTGTTCGCCAAATCTCAGCTGAAACTAAAACCTCGATTGGGGTCGCTAGATTTGTATCATAATATGCTTGTTCACCATAAACTCTAAAACGACCTGTTTCATCATAAGTTAAAAATGGTGGCAGAGAGCCAACTGGTTTAGTTGTTAAATTAGTATGTGCAGTTTTCAATGCAGTGTTAATCATATCTATTAAATGTTGAAAATCGTATACATAATAGTATTCTTCGCTTGATGGTGATAATGATGATAAACTGGTAAAGATAACATCTTCCTCAACGATTTCGCCATTATATCTTAGTTGGACTGATAATTGATCTTCAGTCGGATTTGGAAAGATATAAGAGGGCAAAAGAAACCCTGGTATAGACCATCTCTCAATGATCAAATGGTAATCTTCACTGTTAGCTAAAATAGCTGATGTATTAGTACTTTCATATATAGCTAGTTTAGATCCTTCATTGGATGCTGGTGACCGACCGATTTGAGGTAGGTTAATATCTACATAAATATGACGTTCAGATTCTATATTTTGATTCATATATATACTAATACTATATATTATAATTATAACGTTTTTATAGTAACGATTTCATCAAATGAAAAACCAGATTTAGAAGATACATAATTCAACATATCATAATAATCATCGTCATCTAAAAATTTATAGAAATATCTTACAATGCAATGCCGACCACAAGTACTTATATTTTTACTTTTACTTTGTAGTTTATAATTATTGTAATGTATCTCTTTATCACTATTTAACAATAATTGTATGAGATAACCATATATCATATCATTTTCCAATTTAAAATTTTTTGGTATAAATGAAAATTGCGCATCTGGTTGATTATTATACGAATCAAAAAACGTAATACGATCTGGTTTATCAATTAACATTGTCCAATGACCATAATTATGGTTTGTCTCATATAAGATAATTATACAATCTGTATTTTTATTTTGAAATAATGATTCAAGATTATTATATTCATATAGATCAGGATATGTTATTATACTACAATGAGGAATGAAATTCTTTATTTCTTTTCCTGATAGAGGTCTTTCTATTTCTTTATATAGATCTTTCATATATATATATATGACATATTAATTAATCGTTAATACTAAAAATTTTATCATCGTTTAGTTTTATGAAAAAATATTATAAATTAAAATATATATAGTAATAGTATAGTATATTATGAGTAAGATTACAGTTGCTGAAATTAAAAAAAAACTAAAGTCTCATGGGTATAAAAAGATACCTAATACCAAACGAGAACTATTAAACTTATATGTTTTGGATGTAAAAACTAAAACAGAATTATTGAAGCTGGCGAAGAAGCTGAAGATTGTAGGTAGGTGGAGGATGAATAAACCTGAATTGGTAAAGGAATTATCAAATAAAATTAAATTGGTACAAAAACAAAAATTGGTACAAAAACAAAAAAAAGTATTAAAGGAATTTGAAGATGAACTTACAAAATCAGAAAAAGAAACCAAGAAAACAAAACAAGTCTACAGTAAGATATTAGAAAAATCAAGATTCAATCAAGGCGAATTATTAAAAGTTAAAAAGACACTAACTTACGATGACATATTTGGACTAAAATCATTTACTAATTTCACACACCCATACACAGTCAAAGAAACCATTAAAAATAACAATACATTAAGAGGAAAGGTAAGAGTTGTATTAGTCTATTCTTATATTGAAAATGGGAAAAAAATAAAAGTGGATGAACCCGGTAATGATTTTAATTATAATATTCCGCAAAATGTTAGTAGGTGGTGGGACAAAAAGAAAATATACCAAAATTGGATGGTTGATTCTGAAACTACCATATTTATGGACATTTATGAATCATTACAGAATAAGGGTATTGATATGGACACTGTAAAAATAAGATTAATATTTATGAAACCAAATAAAATAAAAGCAGAAAAGATAGCCCAAAAATATGCAAAAGGAGTTACTAATTGTATATTAAAACCAATTATGGAATGGGTCGATGATAAATTGGAGAATTCTGCAAATAAAAGTGTCAAATGGAATTATTCGGATTTAAAGAAAAAGATTGAGTATTATTCTAACATATACAATAATAACAATGGTATTTCTGACACCGAATTAAAGGTAATTGTAGATGACTTAAAGATAAAGATTGATATTGATGATGTGTTTCACAATAGTTACGCAAGTTTTGTGCCGGAAAAAAAACCAATGAGATCGTTTCGATTTATAAATACCAAATTAAACCATGTTGATAAAGTGACAATGGATGATAAAAATAGTATAGAATTAACAGTTGACGAAATGAAAGACAAATGTAAAAAGTTAATAATGAAACGTGAATATTACAATTATTGCGGAAGTTATAAGTGTCCATATTATCTATCTACTTTAAAAGGGACATATGTTTTAACAAATGATTTCAATAAAGTGTCAAACGAATTCAATGTAAGCATAAAATTATTTGATGTTCGGATGAATGCTAAAGATAATAAAGAATTGTCAGAATTTGTCAGAAATGGATGTCATTATACAGGGTGTTATGATTATAAAGATAATATTAGAAACAAAGTTAATATTAGACATATTGATCAAATTAAAAGTTATTCTCAGTTTAAAAATTGTGAATATTACCAAGGATTCCCATCAATCTTTACTGATTTTAGAAAAATAAACATTGATAGAAATGAATATGTGGATTTTCTTAAAAAGTTTATTGGTTATTATTTAATAACCGACATCGATATCAGTAAATGTGATAACAATACTAAATTACATATTGAAGAATTAAAAATATACAAAGGAACTGTTGTACTACCATCTGCTGAAATACTTTTCTTGATGAATTTAAATATTGATTTTAATATTGTAGCAGGTGCATATTGTGTAACGCCTTATCATTTTGAGTTCAATAATGAAATGTTGAATGAAAAGGACGGAAAGATACCATATTATGCAAAATGGAGTGGTAGATTATTTAGTTACAACGAAACCAAACTTATTAAATGCAAGATTGGACGTAAATTGGCTAGTACATTAGTGGATAGATTTGGCGATAGAATTACATATTGGAATGAAACAAATGAATGTGAAATAGAGTACGACAAAGACAAAATAATACACTTTTCTCATATTTATGGATTCATAACATCGTATAGTAGAATCCAAGTATTATCTCAATTATTTAGGATGGATTATGACAAGGTATTGCGAATAAATTTGGACGGGATATACTTTATTGACCATAATATAGAAGTCGATAAAACATTCAGAGACAAAGAAACAAACATACCAGGTAATTTTGCAGCAGATGCATTATTTAATAACAAATTAGAAGATGATTTGGATTTTGGATTAGATAATAATAAAACAATAAAATCATATGAAGATGAAAATGACGATAATGAATTAATAATAATGGACATTGACACAACAATTAACGAATATATTGATAATTTACCAGAATTTAGATATTTAGAGAAAAAAATAGTGGTAAGTGGGCCAGGTGGTTCCAATAAAACAGGTAAAAATTTAAACGATAAAGGATTAATGAATTTATTATTTACGGCTCCGTCGTGGAAATTAGCCAGAAATAAAAATAAAGACTATGGTGTAAAAAGTGACGTTATTGCTAGATTAATAGGAAATAAATGTGAACCAGCTTATAAATATAATAATCCAAGTAATATCATCATAGATGAAGGCACGCAATTAACAAATACGATTAAGACAAAAATAGATGAGTTATACCCGTACTCAAGGTGTATATTTATTGGTGATTGGAATGATAAATATCAACCATATCAATTACCTTGTATAAAAGGAGATCAATTAGAGTTTCTAAACGATAATTATCAGAAAATTCAACATAATAAAATATACAGGACCGAATGTAAAAAGTTACTGAATATTTGTAGTGTGATGAGAGAGTTAGTAGATAAAATGTTAAGCAGTAAAGAAATGTATCGATCAATATTAAGATTATTTAAAGATCTTAAATTGACAGATCGTATTATAAAAGTTAAAGATGTTAATAAATATTATAAAAACACCGATTATATATTATCGAGTAAACATGTATACGTTAACGAATGGACTTCAACGTTTACAGGAAAATTCGATAAAGAGAAATATTTAATTACAAAGAATTCTGCTAATTATTCAAATGGAGATGTTTTATTATCTGATACAAAACCACCAGGATCTGAAATTCGGCATGCGTTTACTGTACACCAATTTCAGGGCGAAACAGTAGATTTTGGACATAAATTATTTATAGATTTGAGAAATAACTTTTTACCACAAATGATATATACTGCTATATCTAGGGCAAAAAGCATCGAACAGATCTATTTAGTAATTTAATAATTCTCTTTATTCAAGTCCATAGATACGAGTAACTAAACCAAGCTGGGCTAAATTCCACTTTATAAGCTGGAACACCATCTTTATTTCGAATTTCTTCATGACGGTTTCTATATCGTTGTAATCGTTTTTTATCATTGTGATCTAAATCACTATAATATCCAATTTTATCTTTATACTGTTGATATCGCCTATCGCCAAATTTAGCTGTGGCTATCCTCTCACCATTTAAATTAAATACTTCTGCTTTATACTTTTTAAATCCTTTTGGAATTGTAAATCTTATTAAATAATCTTTATATTCTTTGATCTTTTTATATACCATTCTATATAATGGTAATTTATAAAATTACCAATATATATATACAAACTTTGGCTGGTGTGAATATAAAGGAGTATATAATAATGTTATTATATACTTATGCCCAAATTCTCAAATTCTCAAATATTATTATATAACCTTTATATTACTATATGTTTATATTTTATTTTTTATAAATATATTTTATTTTTTATAAATATATTTATTTATTAGTTAAATAATTTTTTCTTAAACAAGTTGTAGATATCTTTTTGCCTAAATATTTGTCAAATATACTTATTAATAATTTTGAAAGGTTATTTTTACTAATCGGTACCCCATAATAACTATTTAAAAACATATCATCACCCATATTTACAAGTAAGTATTTTTTAAATATTTTATGTATATTTTTACTCAGTTCTAACTTATATTCTCCGTAGTTTTCAGCTGTTTTATAACTATTTAAATATATTGTTGATTTTGTAGAAGCGCAAATAATGAAATTATCATGTTTATTTTTATTTTGATTATATTCTTTCTGACTTCTCATTAATCTTAAATTTGCTAAATCATTCCGTAGCTTATATTCATTATAAAATGATAACACCGTATACTCTAATATAATATTATATCTTAGCTTTGTAATAGTATCTTTATCATCATTCCATATCTTATATTTTTTTATTATATCTTCTAAATTTTTCAAAATCCCATTTATTTCATCACTTGTAATTTGCTTGGATGATGGAATAGAGGCTGTTTTTCGACTTTTAAAATAATTTGAATTTAAAACATCTCTTTCTTTTCTATATGATTTTAAGCTTTCGTCCATTTCTTTTAAAATTCCAGAATCTACTAATATTATTATTGCATTTAAATAATTCCGAACCGTTGTATCCTTATATGATGATTTTAAATCACTTATAATTTTCTTATCATTTCTTAAAAATTCAAAAGTATAATCATCATCATATTTTTTTGCTAATTTTGATAAATTATCTAGGTATCTCGTTAAGGTTGATTGTTTAACATTTAATTTTGTTTTTAAATTTCTTTCTAAATCTTGCATTATATATAATAAATCTATATTATATTTATTATATAATCTTTGAGTGCGTTTATGTTTATCTAATAATCGGATGTTGTATCAGATAATATATCAGATGATAAATTAGTAAAATAATTGTCATCATCTTTTTTATTACATTTTTTAAATATTGATTTTGTATTTCTATCTAAACTTTGATTTTTTTTATTGTCACTTAAGTCCTGAAAATCGTCTAATTTATCAAAGGTTATATTTCTAACATTATCCAATAATTTTCTTAATTCATTAATAACCGTTTGATTTTCTATAATTTGTCTGTTTTTAAATTCGGGAACATGTTTTCTATCAAAAATATCGCTATTTTTGATGTCCCCATCATATGTTATGAGTTTATCTTTGGCAAATATTGTTCCAACAGATTTTAAATTTGAAGATTTTAAATTTGAAGATTTAAAAAAGTCTATTTTAACATTTTCAAATTTACCACTCTTTTTAAATTTAATTTTAACTACCAATTTTGTATCAATATCGAATAATCCATTAATATATTTATGGGTTTCATTCAATTCAAAATTATTATTAATTACATTCCAATTTGTTTTTTTCTTTATTTTGTTTTTATCATCATTAAATTTAATTGTGATTTCTGTATCTTTTTCACAAATAATAATAGCTTGATTTATTTTAGGTTCTTTTTGTTTATTTGATTCTTCAAAATTTAAATGTTTTTTTGTTTTAAAATGCCTTGATTTATTCGCCTTTGAATATTTACCACCACATTCACAGTCACATGAAGACGATAATTTATCTTTTCTTAAATTATAATATTGTGAGTTATAACTCTTTTTATCTGTTGTTTGACTACAGTCGATATTTAATGATAGTTGTTTATTTACCACATCATAATTATTAGATAAATAATCTTGTACATATTCTTTTTCTTTTTTTACTAATTCATTTAAATGTTGAAAATCGAATTTTTCTAGACATTTAATCTGACAATCATTAAATTTAACTAATTCGAATGATGTAGTATAACATGTTTCGCCTTTTTTCCATGCTTTATATTTACTTTTGTGCTCAATTAATCGTTTCTTTAAAGTACGTGTTGTTGAGCCAATGTAAATCTTTTTCTTGGCGTTTTTGTTAGATGAAACAATACAGTAAATGTATCCTTTGTCTGTCATTGTATATATATAAATACTATATATTTTTTTTTCATAAAACTAATGTGTGCGTTTAATTTTGACAAGTATTTTTTGAAATTTTGACAAGTATTTTTTGACCAGTGATTTTTTACAAGTGATTTTGTGTGTAAAATTCTAGTAATATAAAAAAAATCGAAAAATTATTTAGTGAAAATCGG